GTATAGTAGGGAAGATCCATTGAAATTTGATGCAATGGAAAAAGGTTTAAAATATGATACAGGAAAACCTGATTATAGTCTCGTACCACCTGAAGTATATAAGGCATTAGCAATAATAATGACTTATGGGGCTAATAAGTATGAAGCAGAAAATTGGCGTTTAGTTAAGCCAATTGAACGTTACTATAGTGCTTTAATGCGTCATTTGGAAGATGTTAGGTTATATATGAAAAGCAAAGGTAAAGAAGGGGAATGGTTAGACAAAGAGTCTGGTTATCCTCACATGTGGCATGTATTAACTAATGCTGCATTTTTAACCGTCCTGTGGGGCGAAGAATATGAAAATAAAAATAGTGAAAATGATTGATTTTAGTGAAATAGTAAATCTCAGGGCTGGAGATATTATATTATATCATGGTCGTAGTTGGGTTTCTCGTCAAATCCTTAAGTGGATGAATATGTATAGGCGTAAACTTAAATTAACACAAAGACCATTATATAATCATGTATCTGTAGTAATAGAGCTTTGGGGTGAAAAATATACAGTCGAAGCAGTTGCACGTGGGGTGGTTATGAACCCGATATTGTCGTCTGTTTCACATGTTAAATCTATAAAAGGTAAAACATGGGCTAAACCATTAAGTAAATCTGAACAACATGAATTTAACCGTTTTGCTGTGAGGTTAGCCACATCAAATATAGAGTATGACTTTTTTAATTTTTTGTGGCAAATGATAAAGGTTAAATTTGGTAAATGGTTTGGCCCAAAAGGGGTGAAATCTAAACATAGGTTATACTGTTCAGAACTTGCAGCTGTTGTAATGGACCATGTTCGTAATTCATTTAATGGCCATACAGCAGATGTTAATCCTTTAGACATAGATTTAAATAAAGACTTAATAGACAAAAGTGATGAAGTTAAAAAAGAGCTTCATTATAAACGACATAGTCGTCGTAAAACTAAAAAATAAAACCATGTAATTATGAGTAGTAAAGAAAAAGTATTAAAACAGACAATACCATACCAGGTAGTTGTAAAGCGTTCCTTTCTTGGTATACCAAAAGGTACTGTTATGACATTTAACGAAGTAACCGGCACATATATTAGGTATGATGGTGTATTTGAAACTGGGGAAAATTTTGAATATGATGCTGAACATTATGTTGAATTGTCAAAAGATATAGTTATAAATCAAATTGATAAGTATTTTGATGTCAAAATATTAACTAAACCAAAAATAGTTAATAAATCTGAAAAACCTAAAATATCAAAAGAATTTCATGATAAGGTAGTCGAAGAACTTAATAAAGAAAAAGAAGCTGAGGAAGCTTTGGAAGATGGGTTTAAGGAACTCCTCGATGATCTTGATTTTAACGACGAGGTTAGAATGGAAGAGTCTGGGGATCTCGATAAAACAGTTGAACAGGGCGGAGAGGAGTCACCTGAACCAATAAAAGAAGTCGGGGATCCTGCACCAACACAGTATGAAGGAGATCTTGTGATGAAATGCAGTGTATGTGGGCATGTTAGTACTATATCACATATTAACGAGGATATAGCAATATTTATGCCTTTGAATAAAGATGCTAAAGCATCATTTGTTTGTCCAAATTGTGGTACACAATTAGACTTGTATTATGACAATTTAACACCTAAAATCACAGATGATGAATCTCCGGAAAAAGGTCAAGGTTGATCAAATATACAGTGAATTTGTTAATATAATAAATGGGGTACTTCGGTTGTCTAATAGGACAGCCGAGGTATTCTCTTTACTATTATTATATAACTCATTATCAACTGAACCATTTAAAATAACCAAACAGGTGAGGACAAACATAAAGTCTAAACTTAATATTACTGATAGTAATTTAAGTCATATAATATCTAATTTGAAAAAGAAAAGTTTGGTTGTTAAAGGGCCAGATGGATTGCATATTAACAAGTCTATTTCTCCTACTATTAATAGTGGTTTATTAGAAGTAACATTTACTTTAGATACAAATGCTAATTAGAGATAAGGTTGTAAATGAATTAGCAAAGGAGTATAAGCTCGATCCGTTAGTGGTTCGGGCTATTGTGTTTTCACCGTTACGATTTACAAGGAATGTAATTTCTACAAGAGATGATTATAGACCTATACGTATACGTCATTTTGGTGTATTTACATTAAAACGTTGGTATAACAAGGCTATTGAAGATATTAATGAAATGTATAAAGTGATGATGATGCATATAGATTATGTTTATATGATTATGGCCTCCTTGCTTGGTTTTCAATTGAAAGATGTAGATAGTGCAAAACGTGTTTTAAAAGACGCATTAGATTCTAATGATACAGACAAAATGAAATTTATATTTAGGGAATTTATATTGCATGTAACACCTAGACCTGTATGAAAATATTTGATATAGTTAATGGTCATGTAGCTCCTACTCCAAATGCATTAACAGTACCTGAATTTAAGGTTATTTGGGATAGGGATAGTACAGAAGACAAATCTAGAGGAATAAAAGAACTTTCTTATGTTGCTTTTCTTGTAGACGAGTCTATGCAAAATCCATATAGGGCTTACAATTATATTGATCGTATCCCTGTACTCAAGCGTGATTTTCTTGATGGCAAAGATCCAGATGATGTTATAGAAGCAGCGGTAGAAAAATATAAAGAACTTTCTTTTACTACTAATATGCGTTTACTTAAAGCAGCACGAGCCGCTACTGATAAATTGTCAGAGTATTATGAACAAATGGCTGCTACAGATGTATCGAGTTTTAAACCACGTGATTTATCCGCTAATCTTAAAGATGTTGGTGGTATTATTAAATCCCTTGATATGTTAGAAGAGTTTGTTCGTAAAGAACAAGCAGAATCTAAGGTTAGGGGTGGTGGTGAAATAGGTTTATATGAAGTACCAAGAAATGATTTTGATTATGGGGAATAATATGGATGAAATAAATAAATTAAGAATTGAATTAACCAAAGCAGTTAAAAATAGAGATGCTTGGTTGGCAAATTTTTATGGTCAAGAAATACAATATAGGTTGAAGATATTAGAAGATATAGAACTGAAAAGAAAAAATAAGATAGATTTATTAGAAAAATCAGAAACAAGTGCTTATATCAAGTATATGAAAAATATGTATGCCTAAAGATAATTTAATTGATATACCAGAATTAAAAGTACCTTATGTTGATAATGCCGATGAGCTTAGGCCAGCTGCGTTGGCGTTTGAACGTAATGGTTTTTATTGTCCTTATCCTCCTGGTACAACTGCTTATATGAGATTTTGGGATGAAGAACTTAAGCGTTGTATACATGGTTATACTACTCCAAGTGGTAAATTTGTAAGTGGTTATTATTATTTTTATTTAAATTATACTAGGATAATAATAACGAGGGAACGTATTGTTATAGATAAACGTACTGGTAAAAAAAGAATTGTTATAAGTAGGCCATCTGCTTTTCCACGTGTATATGATTATGACTGGGCTTATTTTAATATGATAGAAGAGGCAGAACAACGTGGAAAACATCTTGTTGTTTTAAAGGCTCGTGGTAAGGGTTATTCTTATAAGGGTGCCTCAATGTTGGTTCGTAATTTTTATTGTATTCCAAACTCTAAATCATTTGCAATAGCAGCAGAAGCTGAGTTTTTAACAAAAGATGGGGTATTAAGCAAGGCTTGGGATATGATGTCTTTTATAGATCAAAATACTGCATGGGGTAAAAAACGACAAAAGAAGGATACCCAAATGCACAAACGTGCATCTTTTATAGTTGAAGATGATACATATGGTATTAAATCTGAAGCCGGTTGGGGTAGCGAAATAATGGGTATTTCGTTAAAAAATGATATACATAAAGCTCGTGGTAAGAGAGGAAAGTTAATATTATGGGAAGAAGGTGGTGATTTTCCTGGTTTAAAATCCGCTTGGCAAATAGCAAGACCATCGGTAGAGGATAATAATATTGCTTTTGGAATTATGATTGCGTATGGCACCGGCGGTGGAGAAGAGTCGAATTATGAGGGTTTAAAAGATTTATTTTATGAACCAATTGCATATAATGCTCTTTCTATTAATAACCAATGGGATGATGGTGCTTTAGGTAGCGGGTGTGGTTTTTTTGTTCCACAGTATATGAATATGGAAGGTAGGGACAAAGAAGGATTAGTAAAAAAAGATGCTAATTTTATGGATAAAAATGGTAACTCTAATATAGAATTATCTTTGCAATATTCATTAAAACTTAGAGAAAGAGTTATCGACAATGTAACAGACAAAAGATCCATAGATAGGTATATTGCCGAACGACCGTTTAATCCAGTAGAAGCAACACTTACTTTATCTGGTAATATATTTCCAAAAAAGGCACTTATAGAACATTTATCTTATATAAGAACTCACGAAAAAGTACAATCATTTAAGCAGGTTGGTGATCTTTATATGTCATCGAATGGTCATGTCAAATGGCGTATAGATGCGCATTTAAAAGATCTTGTTAAATATAGGTTATCACCTGGGGAAGATAAAGCGGGTGCTGTTGTTATATGGGAACATCCAATTGAAAATCCTCCCTGGGGATTGTATGTAATTGGTGTTGACCCTTATGATCATGATACATCTACAACCGATTCATTGGGCTCGTGTTTCGTATATAAACGTTTTCAAAACTTTGAATCATATTATGATTTAATAGTAGCAGAATATACAGGTAGACCTGATACAGCAGATGAGTTTTATGAAAAGGTTAGACTTTTATCTTTGTATTATAATGCAGAGATAATGTATGAAAACGAGAAAAAAGGTTTATTCGAATATTTTAAACGTAAACATTCAGAACATTTATTGGCAGATCAACCCAGTATAATAAAAGATATAGTTAAGGATTCTACTGTACAGCGTTTAAAAGGGATCCATATGAATAAACCAATTAAAGAATGGGGGATTGGTACTATTAATGAGTGGTTGCGTGAAGAATATTCTCCAGGTAAAATGAATTTAACTAAGATATTTTCAGAGCCATTGCTTGAAGAATTAATAGCATATAATGATAATGGAAACTTTGACCGTGTTATGGCTTTTTTACAGGTAATGGTTATGTTAAAGGAACTTTATAACATTAAAGTTAAAGCTCGAAAAGAGAAACAAAAACAAGAATTATTCAGAGGTGGTATTTTTAGAAATTCCACTAACAGTTTAGGAATAGTTATTTAAAAAAATTAATATGTCTGATTACTATAAAGATTTTCCACCGCAGAAATTGCCAATGTCTAAGAAGACAAAAGAATGGCGTGAAAAATCTGTTGATGGAATTATTATGCGTGGGAGCGGGTATGGTTATATAGGTGGTGATAACCGTAAAAGTAAGATGCTTGTTCTCTATGGTTTATATAATAGTGAGTATGATGAAAAAGACTTACGTTATGTAACAAATCCATTTAATGTCGAAGATGGTTTTCCAGCTAAGACACAAAATATAAATATTGTAAGACCTAAAATAGATCTCCTTATAGGGGAAGAAAGTAAACGTCCTTTGCGTATTAAGGTTTTACAAACAAATGATGAGGCTATAAGTCAGTTGCAAGAAAAAAAGAAACAATTGCTTTTGCAATATGTAGAAAAGATTATAGGTATACGCAAGGATGAAGAAGGTAATGTATTAACGCCAGAAGAAATTGAAAAATATCTGAGAGATACTTATAAAACTATAGCAGAAGAGGCAGCTTTACATTCTTTGAATTATTTAAGGGAAAAGTTATCACTTGATAATGAATTTCTTAAAGCTTTTAAAGATCTATTAATAAGCAGTGAAGAAATTTTCTATGTCGGTTCTTATAATGGTGAGCCTTATGCTGAAAGAGTAAATCCAGTGTATTGTGATTTTGATATGGATCCCGATATAGAATTTATCGAAGATGGTGAATGGTTTTTGCGTACAATGGAAATGACTCCATCTGCAATATATGATAGATTTTATGATATGTTAGACGAGTCTCAGTTAGATAAAATATTAGAATATTCTGATAATGGTTATAAGAGTGCTCAACCGGGTGAAGTAGCAAGTAGTAGTATTATATATAAGGAAAATATAACAAATAAATTATTTAGTAATTCCCACCAAGGTTCTTTTACTATAACGGTTTTTCATGCTGTTTGGAAATCATATAAAAAAGTTGGTTTTGTCGTGATTCAAGATCCTTCTACTGGTGAAATGGTTAGGGAGATAGTTGATGAAACATACAAAGCAGACAATGGTGAACAAATTGAATGGGATTGGATTGAAGAAGTTTGGGAAGGTTATAGAATAGGTGATGATATATATTTTGGTATAGAGCCTTTAGCATATCAAGTTAGATCTAATGATGACCCAGTATCTGTAAAATTGCCTTATTATGGTACCATATATAGTAGAGATAATGCTGAGCCTAAATCACTTATTGCAATAATGAAACCATTGCAATATATGTATATTATATTATGGTATAGATTGGAATTAGCTCTTGCGCGCGATAAAGGTAAAGTTGTAACAATGGATATAACACAAATACCAAAAGGATTAGGTGTTGATGTAAACCAGTGGATGCATTATTTATCTGCGCTTGGTGTTAATTTTGTGAATCCTTATGATGAAGGTTGGGATGTACCAGGTCGAGAGGGTGGTAAAGCAGCTCAATTTAATCAAATAACAGCACTTGATTTAACTATGTCTCAGGTTATAGGTGAATATATAAACCTTATGACTAAAATAGAAGAAATGATTGGTGAGATATCTGGTGTTACAAAAGCTCGTGAAGGGGCGATTGGCCCATATGAGTTGGCAAATAATGTTAATCGTTCTGTTATTCAATCGGCTCATATTACTGAAGGATTGTTTTGGGCACATAATCAAGTAAAGAAAAATGTGTATTCTGCTTTGTTAAATGTGGCTAAAGATCTTTGGGGTGATTCTGGTAAGAAAAAGCTACATTATATATTTGGTGATACAGAACGGATATTTCTTGATTTATCTGATGATTTTATATATTCAGATATAGATGTATTTGTATCAGATTCTGTAAAAGAAGAGAGAGATATAGAAGCTATTCGACAATTGTTACAACCTGCTATGCAAAATGGAGCTACATTATTAGATGCTGCTACTCTTATTACTGCTGATAATATGTCTGAAATGAAGCGGAAACTTAAGGAAATAGAAGCTAGACACGAACAGATGATACAGGCACAGCAACAGGCACAGCAACAAATGGAACAAATACAAGTTTCTCTTAAAGAAAAAGAAATGCAACTCCAAGAGGAAGATTCTATACGTAGTGCCCTTACTGATATTGAAATAGCTAAGATTAATTCTGAAACTAAAATTACTGGTGAAGAAATGAAAACAAATAAAGATTTACAGAAACTGGAAGCTGATTTGGAAAAACAGTTAGCAGAAATCCAATTAAAGAAGAAAGAGCTGGATGAGCAAATACGTAAGAATAAAGCTGATGAACAAATTAAGAAACAAGAGTTGACTGTGAAAAAAGCACAGGCAAATAAGACTAAAATAACAACTAATAAATAATAATTATTATGGCAAGTAAAGAAAGTGAAAATCCCACACTTAATGGTTTTGATATATTATCAAACGCACTTACAGGTAGTGGTGAGGATAGGGATGATTTTCCATTTAAAGAACCTGATGAAATTGAATTAGATGAAGAAGTTGATGATAAAAGCACTGAAGATATTGGGGTTGATAATGAGGATGAAGATAGTGAAGATATTCAAGATACTGATGATTCATCTGTAGACAATGAAGATGAAGACAATGAAGATGATGTAAGTGATAAGGATGATAATGTTGATAAGATAGATGGTGATGTAGAAAAGGAAGTTGCGAGTTTTATGCTTGAACGACTTGGTGATGAATTGGGTATTGAATTGGATGAAGATTTAGAAGTAAATTCGGTAAAAGATCTTGTTGAATATTTAAAAGATGTCGTGGATGAAGCATCTCAACCGCAATATTCATCAGATGAAGTTAAGGAATTGGATGAATATGTAAAGTCTGGTGGTAAATTAGAGGATTTTATACAGGCTAATGCTGCTGTTGTAGATTTAGAAAATATAGATCTTTCTAGTGAGTCTAATCAGAAACGAGTATTAAAAGAACATTTAAAAACGCTTGGCTATAATGATGAACGTATTAAAAAGGCAATAGATCGTTACGAAGATGCTGGTGTACTCGAAGATGAAGCAGAAGATGCATTAGAATTATTGAAAGAACATACGTCTAAATTGAAGGAAGAGCTATTAAAGCAACAGAAAGAATATAGTAAACGTGTAGAAAAACAGCAACAAGAGTTTGTACAGAACGTAGAAGAGAATATAGAGAACTTAAAAGAAATCAAAGGTGTTCCTGTAACTCGTAAAGAGAAAAAGGAACTTTTGGATTATATATTTAAGACTGATTCAAGTGGCCAAACACAATTTCAAAAGGATTTTGATGTTGAGGCTTTAATTGAGGCTGCTTATTTCAGAAAGATGGGTAAAGACTTAGTGCTTAAAGCAAAGAAGCAAGGTAGTTCTGATGCCTATAAAAAGTTTCATCAAAAGTTAAAGTCCAGCAAAAAAAGGCAAAAGCAAACTAAACAGACTGGAGAAGAACAATTTGATGCAATGAAACGTTTAGGGAGTTTGTTAGTTGGTTAACAGACTCATGTCTAATTTTAATTAATAATGTTTTATGGACAATAGTGTTTTAAATTCATTACAAATCTACCGTACTAAATGGTTTTCTGGACTTGCAGATGTTCCTACATTGGCCGATGCTTTATTGCTAGAGCCACATCGTATGTCGTCTGTGATATCACATATCTTTGGTAGATTCGATCAAGGCAACATTATTGACTACATTACTACCGGGATGGGTAGAACTACTGTAGTTGAAAATGGTGAATATACTTGGGATGTAATGATCGACTTCGACAAAGCTGTCGAAATTCGTGATGCTCAGGTAGAAGGTGCTTCCGTGGATAGTACTGATACGCCTGGTATTGCTGGTCAGCCCATTCAGTTGTGGTTGGCTGAACGTTGGTTTGGTCCTGGTGCCATTCTCGAATTTGATGATAAAGATTACCAGGTACGTGTACTCGGTGAACCTTATCAAGATGGAGATAGCTGGGTTTATACGGTGGTTGTAGCAGATGGACAGGCTGAATCTTTTATTCCGCCCTCATTGCTTGCTGCTGGAAAACAGGTTAGTCGTGCAGGTAGTGCTTATGAAGAATGGTCGGATGAAGCTGATATTGTAAATTATCAGACTCCGTTCAAACTCAAAAATATGCTTACGATTATGCGTATGAAGTATGATATTACTGGTAGTGCATATTCGTCTGTCATGGTTATTGAACTTCGTGATCCAAAGACCGGTAAAGCAACTCGATATATTTCTGATTATCAGGAATGGGTAGCTTTGCGTCAGTGGTATGAAAGAGTTGATAGGATGACAATGTATTCGAAATATAATGCCGATTCTAATGGTGTTATTCATCTTCGTGGTACAAACGGTCGTCCGGTAGCTATCGGGGCAGGTCTGTTACAGCAGATTTCTCCTTCTAATAGAAAATATTATACTACTCTGACACTTGATTTGTTAGATACATTCTTATTTGATTTGTCTTATAATATTTTAGGGCAAGGCGAACGTAAGTTTGTATTGTTAACAGGTGAAATGGGTATGCGGGAATTTGATCGTGTACTTCGTGACAAGGCTTCTGGTTATACATTGGTTGACAGTGTATTTATAAGTGGAAGTGGTCAAAAGTTAACTCTTGGTGGTCAATTTGTGACTTATCGTGGGTTAAATGGTATAGAAGTAACGGTTAAGCATTTCCCGATTTATGATAATCCTGTGTATAATCGTAAACTGCATCCAGTTAGTGGTCGTCCACTTGAATCATATCGTATGACATTTATTGATGCTGGTATGCGTGATGGTGAGCCCAATTTGCAGAAAATTGTACGTAAAGATCGTGAATTTGTAATTTGGCACAATGCTGGTTCTGTTGCTCCTGGTGCAGGTCATGCTAAATCAGTTACAACTTTGCGGTCAAATGCAAAAGATGGTTATACAGTGAATTTCCTGTCTGAACAGGGAATTATGTTGAAAGATCCTACAAGCTCGGGTGAGCTCATATGCGATGCAGAATAGTTCAATTTATTTTAATTAATTTGTAACCTTTTTGGATCTCTATCGTATAATATAGTATAACCAATAATGTTATACTATGGATGATAGGAAATATGAAGTTTACAAAATAGTTAATAAAATTAATAGTAAGGTATATGTGGGGATTACGAATCAAGGTATTAAAACAAGGTGGTATAAACATTGTTCTGATGCTATACATGATTCGCAGTTCCCACTACACCGAGCTATAAGAAAATATGGGCAAGATAATTTTGATGTTATTTTGCTCGAAGAATGTAACAGTTCTGAAGAATTATGTGAACGCGAAAAGTATTGGATTAAACAACTTGGTTCTTTAGTTAAAGATAATAAAGGTTATAATGTTACAGAGGGTGGCGATGGTACATTTGGTAGATATCATTCTGAAGAAACAAAGGAAAAAATAAGGCAAAAGGCTGTAGGTAGACTATATGATAGCTATACAAAGCAAAAAATGTCGTTACATTCAGCTAAGGCTAAACGAGTTTCACAATATACATTAGATGGTAAATATATAGCAACTTATAATAGTACAGCAGAAGCAGCTAGAATTTTATTTGGTAATAATAAAAGAAGAACAAGAATTGCAAGTTGTGCTAATGGCAAACAAAAAACAGCTTTAGGATATATCTGGAGTTATGATGATAAGCCACCTACAATAGAAAAGAAAATAACAGCAAAACCTACAAAAAGAAAACAAACACGACTATTAGTTGGTTGGTATATGTCAGAAGAACAAAAACAAAAGATAAGTGAAACTAATAAAAAACGATATGCTGATCCAGAATTTAAAGCCAATTCTTATTTTGTAAAACATAATCCAAGACAGAAAGCAATATTACAATACACTTTAAATGGTGAGTTTGTTAAAGAATATAAATCAGTAACAGAAGCAGCAAAGGCTGTAAATGCAACTACTCATACTAATATTGCAAAGTGTGCTCGTGGTGAACGTAAAAAAGCAGCAGGTTACATATGGAAATATAAAGATAATAATAAACCGTTAAATAACGAGAACAATGAGAGTAATATTAAGGCCAATCTATCATAATGATTGGGTTGGGGTAAAAAAATACAGGAACTGTTATGAGGATTTAGCTCCTTATTGGACACGTTCTGGTAGAATATACACAGGTCTTACAGAAAAGGATGCTAAAAGACTTAGTGAGAAATTAAACGTAGATTTGCATCCACAATCTGAATTTTGGAAAAATTTTTATATTCGTACATCGGGAAAAGATTTGTATTTATTTACAGAAGATCCTATGGATGAATTAAGATATCTCTTCCTTAAGAATCATAAGCTTGTTAAGGGTTCATTAACAGAACGTAAACCCGGGGCAAGATTTGCTTTGATTAATGAAACAGAAGAAGCGCGTAGACATAATGTTCACGCTAAACAAATGCGGGATGCTATGAAAGCATTTGACGAACTATCTCCAGAAGATATGCGTAAAGTACTTAGATTATATGGTCATAATGCTGATAGAATGAGCAACGAAGTTGTTGAACAGCGTTTGTTTGATATAGTCCAGGGTGATCCTAAATCATTTTTAACTCGTTGGGTTAAGAATGAGCACAGGGATACTGAAGCATTTGTTTCTCGTGCTATTTCTAAAAATATTATAAGGAAGAATAAGAATATATATAGATATGGTACAGAAACTATAGGTCATTCTCTGGATGATACTGTTGCTTTCCTCGAGGATCCTAAAAACCAAGATATAAGAATTGGAATTATGGATGCTATAGAAGGTAAATCAAAAGTATTTGTAGAGAAACCTATAACAAACTTACCTGAAAAAGAAGCAGGTGTTACAGATTTAAGTTATAAGAAACCTGCTACAAAAAAAACAAAAAGAAATCCTGAAGATACCATTTGATGACTAGAAATGAAATGCATACTGCCTTTAAGGTAGAACTTGATAAAACTGAATCGTTGGAACTTCCTGCTTTTGAAGCAGAAGAAATAGACTATTGGCTTAATCAGGCAACGCTTGATTTTGTCAAACAGCATTATCGTCGTTTTGAACAGAATAGAGAAATTAGTGAAGCATTGCGTGTATTAGTAGTAGAATTAACATTAAATACTACTATTGGTATTCCTGGTGTTAATAAACCAAATTCTTATATTGCTGATTTAGATGATCCGGATGCTGATGGTTCTAATGCTGATAGCATTGTTGATCAATATATGTATGCATTGAATGAACAGTCTGCTATTAGTTTTACTGATGATGATGGTTCTTCGGTTTCAGAAAAGAGGCAAGGGGTTACACCATGTGCACTCAATGAATATGATTATAAGGTAAATGATCCTCATAGTCCTCATGTGTTGCATTATGGTGGAGCAAAACCCCTTCGTCTTTATTATGGCACAACAGTTGAATTAATATCTGATGGAAATTATACTGTAGATAAATATTATTTACGGTATTTAAGATTTCCAGCCACTATAGGTGCAAGTGTTGATTGTGACTTGCCTGTTGCCAACCACGATGAGATCGTGAGACTGGCTGTTCGTAAAGCTCTAGAAAACATAGAACAGCCTAGGTTTCGAACTTACGTGGATGAACAAAGACTAGAGCAATAATAATAATTTAAAATTTTAGTTTTATGTTAAGTAAAATGACTAGAGTTTTTATCGGTAAGGATATTGACCGGACAAGTGCTATTTCCACAGGGGATCCTCTTCCTACTGTATTGCAGAATATAGCAGAAGGCGAACTGGTTATCCTTGATAAAAACAAGAATGTGTTGTCTGCTACTGCAACTTATGCAGAAGGAACGGCAACTGATACTATTTATATAATTGAGGGTCTGGGTGAGACTGTGTCCGTGACACCGGAAAGTGGCTCAGCCATTACTATTCGTAAAGTACTTACTTCAGATCCTATTGAGGGTAAAAATATTCTTAAGTTTGAAGGTGAGTATTGTGCTGATAAGTCAGAGCAAGTTATTACTTTTGATTTAACATCTGTAACTCCCGTTGTTGGTACAGAATATTTTATCAGAATTGTGTATAAAGATATGCATGAACATCCTGGGCAATTTACTGCTACTTACAGGGTTGTTTCTACAGATACAGATAGGGACACTCTTGGAGCAGCTCTAGTTGCTAAAATTATGGCTCATTCTGGTCGTAGGGTTAGTGCAAGCTATAATTCTTCTTCGGATGTTATTACATTGACTGGTCTTCCTATTCCTGATTGTACTAGTTCTGTAAATGATATTGATAAATTTAAGATGGTTGAGTTTGATGCTTTCTTGAATTATGTTGATTCAGATGGTAACTGGCAGACATTTGTCGGAAAGGCAAGTGATACCCCTGTTTCTTATGGCAATGGTACTTGGGAACAAGTGCGTGATGCTGAGAAATTTGAACTTGGTTATCTTGGCGTAACTAATCAGACTAAATTCCCGGTTATTAAACCGGATATGCGTACAGTTAAAGATGAGAAGTATAGTACAATTGTTATTGAACATCGAAAATCGTATGTTGCTCCGAATAATCAGGGACCTGAATTGGCTTCTTTACGTACTGTGATTTATTTCCCATGTGGATCTGGTCAGGGTTGTGAACTTATTAATAAGTTGAATCAGTGGTTTGGTTCGTTGCCTGGTAATTTCTCTGCAGTTCTTTCTAAAGAACAATGTACAACAACTACTACAACAACTACAACAACTGCTGCTTAAAATAAATAAATATCCTGGGGTCTTTTATGGCCCCGGGGTATATTTATTTACAATATATGTTAAGTATAATAATACCATACCATAATGAGGGAGTTAAATTTATAATGGAAACTCTTGATTCCCTTATATCTACAATAGATATTTCTGACTATGAAATAATAATAATAGATGATCATTCTGATGAAAAGTTGTTACTTGATAACTATGAGTCAGTTAAAGTAATCAGACATGACGTGCACAGAGGAGTTGGTGCTGCTTTTGATAGTGGTGTGAAGTTAGCAAAATATCCTAGGTTATTTTTAATGGGTTCTGATATACGTTTTTTAAACAATCAATGGGCTAGCAAAATAGTAAAATCAATTGATGATAATCAAAAATCTTTAATTGCAGTTACATGCGTTGGTATAAATAAAGACAATATGGATCCTTCAAAAGGCAAACATTTGCGTAGAAATGGTGCTACTATTTTGATGTTTCATGATCATAAAAATGATTCTAAAAAGGATAAAACATTTAGGAATATAATTGAAGCAAAGTGGTTACCAGTTGATAATTCTAGGACGGAAGCTTATGAAATACCATGTATACTTGGTGCATCTTATGGTGTATCAAAAGAATGGTATGAGTATATAGATGGTTTTGCTGGTCATAAAACATGGGGTACATTGGAACCATATATTAGTTTAAAAAGTTGGTTATTTGGTGGAAATTGTATATTAGAACCAAATATAGCTACAGCTCATATATTTAAGGCAAAAGGTACACACTCTATACCGCCTTGTCATATGATATATAACAAGTTGTTAGTGGCTTCATTGTTATTTGATGAGAAAGACAGGGATAGGTTAATTGATTTCCTTGGGATGAATAAATATGTATTTATAGCCAGGAATCTTTATACTAAAAATAGTGAATTTATAGAACGTAAGCGTAAAGAATACCAGTCTAAAATTGTATTTAGTGTACGTGAGTTTTGTAAGAAATTTAATATAGATTTTAGAGATAAGAAATAATTATGGATTTAACATTAAGTTTATCATATATAGAACAGAATGATAATAAGGCTATTGTATTAACAGATACAAGTAATTATGGTCAATTCGGATATGGTAGTAGTTCGCCGACAACACCTCCTTTGTATCCAGGTAATCATTTAGAAGTGGGAAAATTATATCAAATACAAACAGATGGTGGTCATAATACATTTAGTTTATCTGGTTGTTCTGATGATATAGTCGGGCATAGATTTATTGCTACTAATTCCACGCCATTACAAGCAGGTGACTGTTGTATAGAAGTAACTCCTTATGCTGGAGAAATAACGGCATGTACTCTAGATGTTAGTATAACTAATTCTTCTAATACTACAACTAGTTATGATCAAGTAGATTTATATTCGATATTTGGTCCATTTAGTTCTCAAGATGATTTAGAATATACTTTAGATAAATCATATTTTGGTGGGTCGAATGGTGATGAATTAGTAGATGGTATATATTCATTAAAATATAACGTTACATATAAAGGCACAAATCAATCAGGTTCTACAACAGCTAGTGCCACTGAACTAGATCAGGATGTATTAGTATATGGTGTGGTTAAGAATAGTGTATATGATAAGTTAAGGCAATTACCAATCGCATATGATTGTAAAGATTGTGATGTAAACACAGTTATAAAAGAGGGTGATTTTGTTGCAGCATATTTGTCAGCTATTGAGAAGGCAGCTTATGTATCAAAAGGCGAAGAATTGATAATAATGTTATCAACTCTTGAAAGTATATTAAATAATAGTTCATATATAATTTGGTAATATAATGATTAGTACGCCAACATCTGGGACAATTGTATTAGGGGAATGTTTATCTTTATCACCTCCGCATGCATCAACGCATATAACTGGTGGTAGCGATGTCATGCCAAATTTTACTTCTGTCAAATCAGGTTTAACACCAGCATCTGGTGGTGGTACTGTTAATTTTTTAAGGGCAGATGGTAGTTGGATTGCTCCTCCTGCATCTACTATCAATAATGAATTAATAGAAAGTTCTTTCAACAGTTCCACTTTATCGTTTAATCATGTTTTAATAAGAAATAAGTATCTGGATAATAATTTATCCACGGATATGTGTTCCATGTTTGCTTTTACTAATGTTGATACAGGAGCCGGGACAGTTACTGTTAGTGATCTTCCTTCGGGTATTGATCTTGTAAATACAAGTTCAGGTAAGCCGTGGGTAATGATGGTTATAGAATCTAATAACGGTACTTATGATCCAGGACAGGGTGGAGATTATACAACATATTTAAGAATAGATGCTGTTAATACCTCAACGAAAGTAATTAATTACACTAAGTTTGGTACGGGTCCCAATCCTTCTGTTGGTAATCATTTCGTATATTTTAATCCATGGGAAGACGGATTTGAACGTAATTCAAATAATCCAATATTACAAGCCAGTGATTTTCCATCATTAACTGGAGACACCCCATCAGCCAATGAAGGTTTTAATGATGGTAAATTTGATCAACATGATGTACAGTTAGGTACTATAATGTATGATACTGGGTCGGCTACATATAAAATGTGGTATACCGGAAATAATAATTATACTTCTGATAATTTAGTATTTGGATATGCTACTTCGTCTGATGGTGAAATATGGGGTAAGAATTCTTCGTCAATACTTGGATATGGACCTGCTGGTGCAGATGATGATGATGGAATTTATTGTCCTTTTGTTTTATATGATTCAGATGCTACAATATATAAAATGTGGTATATAGGTAAGAAAAATACTGCTTCTACTGAAAAATTTAAATTAATGTATGCCACATCTTCTGATGGTATATCATGGACAAAAAATGGTACTACTGCTATATATAATGATGCAGTTTTAGGTGCTGGCATGTTTGCTCCTTTTGTATTAAAAATATCATCTACAAATTGGTTATTATTATATTCTGGTGTAGATCAACCTAATGATGGTTTAAGGTATGCAACTTCAACAGATGGAATAACATGGACCTACCAAGGTATATTTTTATCACCTGGTTCAACTGGTGAATGGGATGAAGATACATTAATGTGGCCTACTATATTTTTAGACAACAGTACATTATATTGTTATTATAGAGGTGATAGAAAACAAACAGATGGTTATGGTGGCAATGCTGGGCATGTATATATCGGTCTAGCCACAACAAGTTGTACCAATAAAGCAGATATACCATCTAAATTAACATCTTTAAGTAAATATGCTTCAAACCCAGTATTATCTCCATCGATTGGTGCTACGACTCTTTGGGATGGTGGCATTGTTAATTCGCCAGCTATATGTTTAAATACTGACCAAGATTTACATAAAGATTCTGGTGATTCTATTTTTATGTATTATACTGGATGCAATAATGTAGCATATGGGACCACACACCCAACTCTTCCAACTTATAATGATGATAGAATTGGATTGGCAAAAAGTAGTGATTTTTTTAATTTTACAAGGGTCACTGGTTTGTCTTCAAATGGAGATGGTTGTGTTGTAACGTGGGGTAATGGTGATCGCGGTGATGGTTCTGGGCATTTTAGTACTTATGGTAATGCCTATGTTAATGTTGAGGGTTATATGTGGAAACAAGATGGAACGTTCGTATTGTTTCCTTTAGTAAAAGACACAGCTACGCCAAAGTATTATCAATCTTATGCCACAACTACTGATTTTTTTAATTGGACTCCTTATAATGGGGAAATATTTACATTGGGCAGACCAACATGGGCTACTGATTATTTGATTTTACAAGGAACAGCAGAATATCTCGAAGATGAAAATTTATACTTTTCTTATGCTAAGGGAAGGAATGGCGGAACTAGTCAATATATAGGATGGATTAAATTTTCAGAAGATTTTAGTACATATGAATTTTCTCCGGATCCTATAATTTCAGACGAAGAAATAGATTATTTTTTGCCCGACTATGTGGATATTAATAATAACCGTAATGGATATGTAAGTGTTGTTGAAAACGGTGGTGAATATGTAATGATGTCTCTGTTGTATACTAAATTTGTTGGAACACATACAGGTGGGAATGGAGTTACAACGTTAGTAGATAGTACGGCTAAATTTGAGCCGGGAACGCTTGCTATGTTACAGGGTACTCCTATTAAAAATGTAACCAAATCAACTTCTGGTACTATAAGTGATAATACAGAAACTACTGTTACAACAAGTATAACATGGGATAATGGGGATTCTTATGAGATTGATGATGTCATAACAAGAAGAATAATTATTGCTATATCTAATTCAAGGTATGGCCCGTTCAGAATACAGAAGATAATTCCTATGAGAAGTTATGTTAATGATGGTAGCTGTGGATCAAGATGGTTAGAACCAAATCAATTATTTGTATATAAAGGAGAAGTATATGCTATTTTTGGCGCAAGTCCAAAATATAAAAATTCAGGTACATATGGAAATAGAGCGGCAGCATTATTTAAGATGACAAGAGATTATGATTTAGTTTCATTTCCTTTTAATCCATTTTTTACAGGATTAACATATATGGATCATTTAGGTTATACAGAAATAACTTGGGAAGCTGATCATTTGGGGTTTACACATTTAATCGTAGATGAACCAAATAATAAGCTACGTGTTATATATGATGCTACATATGGTACGGATAATTATAAAATAGGTGTTGCAAGTAAAGATTTAAGTTCAATCGAATAGTATATGGCTGCTACAAATTCTGAAATACAAGATTATTTGGTTAATGTTTATGCTGGTTTTGCTGAATATGGGGCAAAGTTAGCTAAGTATCAAAAATTAGGTGCAAAGGAACTTGAGTGTAATAAACTCAAATTTAGATTATTACAACATTTTGTTCGTATTATATCGGATTATTTTGATTCTGATGATTATACAACTAATAATTTTTTTACTGTAAGTGAAATAAACGATGTAATGCAACATGTTAATAATATACTTAACAGTAATTATTG